TTGGTAAAGTATAAACAGATGTCATTCCTTCGCGATGTTGACGGCGAGAAAACAAAAGAAGCAGTCGAGGCAGCGCTTGAAAAATATCGGATATACATGTTGACCGTGCCAGACGAGTATCTCCCGCGCGTGACGCAAACGTACTCTCTCATGCCGCCGTCGCAGACAAATGCGTTTCACTCGTCTACGGAAGATGCGGCGATCAAGAAGGTGGACTTTGAGCGTGAAAGAGACGAGTACATGGAGAGAATACGCCGCGCAGTGAATCGACTGAACAAAATGGAACGGGAATTGATTATTAAGCGATATATGACACTGGAAGAGCCTTATGATTACGAGGTATATAACGAAATGGGGATCAGCGAATCGAAGTTTTACCGTATTCGTGAGAAGGCGTTTTATAAGCTGGCCTTCGCGCTACGAATCGAAGTATATAAACCAGATGAACCAGAAAGGAGAGTAAAAAATGAAAGTGTTGAAAGTGCTTTTTGAAGTGTCAAATGAAATGTGGACAGGGCAGATTGTTTTGAGAGAAGACGGGAAATATGTCGTCCGTCACGAAGGAGTGTTGACGTGTCCGGCATGGGATAGAGCCGGAATCAACGGGCCATACTGGAAAACGGTCGCTGTGTGCGATACGTTTGACGAAGCGAAAGCCGTGGTGGTCGAGGATGGTTGGCCAGGAACGAAAAAACTGAAAGAAAAATGACAGAAAGATGACAGATTATTTTGTGTCAGACATGATATGATGATAGCGTGAGATATGTTGGATCAGCGTCACCCGATTGGGTGGCGTTTTTCATTTGAGGTGAAAAGCATGTATAAACTGCATGGTGACGATAAAAACAAGAAACCAAAACGGAAGAAAGAGAAGATGACCTGGCTGGATTGGCTCGACATTATGGGCGTGAAAAGAGACACGTACAAGCGAGTGCGTGGGGCGGTGAGGAGGAAATGATGAACTTTATGCTGGGGTTCGCCTTAGGTGAAATATTCACAATGTTAATTTTGTATATGGGGTATAACTGGAACCGCTTTAAAGAAGTAAAGAAGTGAGAGGGTTCACGGGTCCTTCTGGAGGCGGTTGGGGAGCGGGTCGTGCGAGCCCCGAAAAACGGCCAGCGACAGGGTGGCGGAGTCCATTTCCGTTTCCGGTCCGCCGTGGCAGCCGATACCCTCTCGAAAGGTGGTGAAACTCTTGTCAGATCAAGGATTGAAGGGGAAAACGATCGTGGTTTCGACGTCCGAAATTGCGGAAATCTTCGGCTTGAGCGACCGACGCATCCGTCAGTTGGAGAAAGAGGAAGCGTTGGTGAAAATCAGCCGGGGAAAATACGACCTCAAAGCGTCTGTCCAGCGGTACATTGCGTTTATCAAGGAGCAGGCCGAAAAAACCGAGGAAGAGCTCGATCTCACAAAAGAAAAAACCCTTCTCACAAGAGCCAACCGCCAAAAAGTAGAGCTGGAGCTGCAGATTATGCGCGGGGAATTGCATCGCTCCGAGGATGTCCGGCGCGTGATGAATAACATGCTGTCGGCTTTTCGGGCGCGTGTGCTGGCGATCCCGAGTAAAACAGCTCCCCGGTTGCTGGCCCAGACAGACCTGGCTGTTGTGCAGGACATCATCAAAAAAGAGGTGTATGAGGCCCTGCAGGAACTGTCCGAGTACGATCCGCATGTTTTTTATGCGCAGAGCAAGGACAAATTAGCGATCGATACGGATGAAACGGAGGAGGAAAGCAGCGAAGAAGCTGACGAGGAGACAGCAGAAAAGGAGCCACGGAATGGCCGTAAAAAGGCGAAAAAATGACACTGAGGGGCTCTTTAAGGAAATCGCCCAAGTGGTCGCTCCTCCTCCGGAATTAACTGTCTCCGAATGGGCGGATTTATACCGGCGTTTGTCGTCAGAGTCATCGGCTGAGCCAGGGCAATGGCGGACAGATCGGGCTCCATATCAGCGCGAAATCATGGATGCGATCAACGATCCAGCCGTAGAAACGGTTGTGGTTATGACGAGTGCCCAAGTCGGGAAAACGGAGATCCTCCTCAACATCATCGGGTATCACATCGACTATGATCCGGCCCCTATCATGGTCATGCAACCGACGTTACAGATGGCGCAGGCATTTTCAAAAGACCGACTCGCCCCGATGTTGCGCGACACACCGGCGCTCCGAGGAAAAGTGGCCGATGCTCGAAGCCGGGACAGCGGGAACACGGTGTTGCACAAGACGTTTCCTGGCGGACACATCACGATGGTCGGGGCGAACTCGCCGTCGGGATTAGCCAGCCGACCAATCCGGATCCTGTTGGCCGACGAGGTAGACCGTTTCCCGGCGAGCGCCGGCGCCGAAGGGGATCCGTTGACGCTTGCAGAAAAACGGACGACCACTTTTTTCAATCGCAAAAAGGTCTATGTCAGCACACCGACCATCAAGGGAATAAGCCGCATCGAAGCGGCTTTTTTCAATAGCAGCCAGGAAGAGTGGTGTCTGCCTTGCCCAACCTGCGGGAAGCATCAGCCGTTGACGTGGGCGCAGATCCGTTTTGACGACGTGACAATGGAGTGCATCCATTGCGGCGCCCGGCATGATGAGTTTGCATGGAAGGCCGGCCAAGGCAAATGGGTGGCTAAAGCAGAAAATAGAAAGGTTCGAGGGTTTCACCTAAATGAGCTGGCCAGCCCGTGGAAGCGGTGGTCGACGATCATCGCCGAATTTAAGGAGGCTAAGAAAGGCGGACCCGAACGGCTGAAAGCATGGATAAACACGACGCTCGGCGAAACGTGGGAAGAACAAGGCGATGGCGTTGAGTCCGACGAGCTCGCTAGCCGGCGCGAACGATATAACTGCGAAGTCCCTGACGGCGTGTTGCTTCTGACAGCCGGCGTGGACGTACAGGATGACCGTCTTGAAATAGAAGTGGTTGGATGGGGTGTTGGAAAAGAGTCATGGGGTATTGAATATCGGGCAATCTACGGTGACCCGGGACAACCGGCTGTATGGCAGCAGCTTGACGAGTATCTCAGCCGGACATGGAAATATGCTGACGGCGTTGCGATTGGCATCGCTTGTACTTGCATCGACTCGGGAGGTCACTACACCACCGAGGTATATGACTTCGTGAAGCCTCGTGAGCACAGAAGAATATTCGCTATTAAAGGTCAAGGCGGCGAGGGCATTCCGATCGTGAGCCGCGCCAGTCGAACGAACCGGCGACGGGTTCCGTTATTCACAATCGGCGTTGACGCAGGAAAAGAATTGATTTTGTCACGCCTAAAAGTGCAGTTTCCGGGCGAGGCCGGCTATTGCCATTTTCCGATTGAACCGGAAAAGGGGTATGACCAACGGTATTTTGATGGTCTTACCTCAGAAAAAAGGGTCATTCGGTATCACAAGGGGCGACCGAAGCTAGAGTGGATCAAGCGCACTGGCACAAGAAACGAGCCTCTTGACTGCCGGAACTATGCGACAGCTGCACTCGAAATCTTAAATCCGAATCTAGAAATGATCGCGCAATCTCAAAAAAGGGGAGACTATTTCAAGCAAAATAGCCCGATGACGAGCGGGATGAAGTCGCGACGCCGTCGACTCATCAGCAAGGGGATCAGTCTGTAAGGAAAGGGGGCATGGACGATGGGAGCATGGACCTTGCAAGAGGCACGACAGCATCTACAAGCATGGATGGACGCGGAGCTGGCCGTTTCAACAGGCCAGAGATACAGGATTGGTACGAGAGAACTGACTAGAGCCGATTTAGGTGAAATCGCAAAGCGCATACAGTTCTGGAGCAATGAAGTCACTCGGCTTGAGAAAGGGAGGGGGAGCGGTGCGCGTGTGCTGAGAGTCGTACCGCGTGACCTATGATCCAAAAGATGATTGATAAGGTCGTCGAAGTTGTCTCTCCAGAACGTGCACTTCGGCGCGAAGCAGCGAGGCGGACATTGAGGGTATTGAACTCGGGGTACGGCAATCACGGAGCCAGCCGGACGAAAAAGTCTCTGATCGGCTGGAACCATAAAGGTGGCAGCCCGGATGATGACATCACAGACAACCTAGAGGTGTTGCGCCAGCGCTCTCGCGACCTATATATGGGCGGCCCGTTGGCCACAGGAGCGTTAAAAACGCTGCGGACCAACGTAGTCGGGTATGGACTACGCGTAAAACCACAGATTGACGCCGATTTTTTAGGAATGAGTGACGAAGAGGCGGACGAGTGGGAGCGACACGTCGAGAGAGAGTTCCAGCTGTGGGCTGAGGATTGTGACGCCGGCCGAATGCTCGATTTTTACGAGATGCAGTCACTCGTTTTCTTATCCATGCTGATGTCTGGCGACGTTTTCTGTACGATGCCGATGATTGAACGAACCGGAAATCCCTACGCGCTGAAAATAGCCGTGATCGAGGCGGATCGGGTATGCAATCCGCCGGGAGTGACCAGTCCGAATATTCGCGGCGGCATCGAGACGGATCAGTTCGGAGCGCCGATCGCCTATTATATTGCACAGAAACACCCTTTAGATAAGCAGAGTGCACAAAACAAGTGGGCGAGAGTGCCGGCGTTTGGCGAGAGAACAGGGCGACGAAACGTGCTGCATCTCATGGAATTTGAGCGGCCGGGGCAACGAAGAGGAGTGCCGATCCTCGCTCCGGTCATTGAATCGCTGAAACAGTTGACACGGTATAGCGAAGCCGAGTTGATGGCAGCGGTGGTGAGTGGAATGTTCACTGTTTTCATCACCTCGAAGACACCGGAGACACCACTCGGCGAGGCGGTGCTGTCGGAACAACAAGTCGACATGACCGATGACAACAGCTATGAACTCGGCAACGGCGCCATCATTGCGCTGGGAGAGGGAGAAGATATTAAAGAGGTGAACCCTGCGCGGCCGAATACGGCATTCGACAGTTTTGTGATGTCGATGACCCGTCAAATTGGCGCGGCGCTTGAAATTCCGTACGAAGTGTTAATTAAACACTTCACGGCTTCATATTCAGCGAGTCGTGCGGCATTGCTTGAGGCGTGGAAAATGTTCAGGATGCGCCGGTCATGGCTGATCTCGAAGTTTTGCAAGCCGATATACAACGAATTTTTGTATGAAGCGGTAGCCAGAGGGCGTGTGAATGCCCCTGGCTTTTTTGATGACCCGATTATTAGAGCAGCGTATTCAAACGCTGAATGGTACGGGCCATCGCAGGGACAAATTGACCCTCTAAAAGAAGTGAATGCAGCAAAAATTCGCGTCCAGGAAGGCTTCTCCACAAGAGCAAGAGAGGCCACAGAGTTGACGGGTTCAGACTTTGAAATGATTGTCCGCCAAAGAATGAAAGAAGAAAAGATGATGCGAGAAGGAGGTTTAACGAATGCCGCAGAAAGCCAAGAAGTTTTGGGAGTTCCGAGCGTCGAAAACGAGGAATAGTGCCGAACTACTGTTATACGGTCCGATCAGTGAGGATAGTTGGTGGGGTGACGAGGTCACCCCTAAGCAGTTTGCTGATGAACTGAAAAGTCTTGGGGACATTTCAGAGCTGACGGTGCGGATTAATAGCGGCGGAGGTGATGTGTTTGCTGGTCAGGCCATTCACAGCCTGCTGCGAAGCCATCAGGCAAAAGTAACGGTGTACATTGACGGTTTGGCAGCCAGCATCGCGTCTGTCATTGCAATGGCTGGCGATACGGTCGTAATGCCTCGCAACGCCATGATGATGATTCATAATCCTTGGACGTTCGGCTGGGGCAATGCGAACGATTTCCGGCGAATCGCTGATGATCTGGACAAAATCCGGGAGTCGATTATCGCGGCGTACCAAGATAAATCAGGGATCGATCGCGACAAACTCATTGAATTGCTTGATGCCGAGACATGGTTGACGGCGGAAGAGGCGTTGGAATATGGCCTGATCGATGAGATTGATGAGAGAAAATCAGTCGCGGCATCCATGAAAGGAGGGATGTTGGTGATGAACGGAGTGACGTTTGATGTGACGGGCTTTAAAAACGTGCCTAAGATTCTCGACACGACAGCTGCAAGCAACGCAGCAGGAAAGGAGGTGAATCCACAAGTGGAGCTGACTGTAGAAATTTTAGCTAAACAGTACCCGGACATTTACAACGCTGTGAAGCAAGAGGGTTATAACGATGGTGTAAAAGCGGAGCGAGAACGATTCAAGGCCTTGCAAGAGCTAGAAGCGCCCGGCTGCGAGGAAATTTTGAACCAGGCGCGATATGAAACGGGCGAAACGGCGGAGCAGGTGGCCATCAAAATTGTCAACGTATTGAAGTCGTCAGGAGTCAATCGTTTGACAGCGGCCATTCAAGATGCGGCGCCGGTCAACCAACTCGATTATCAGTCTGCGGCGCAAGTTAAGGATGATGAGAAAGACAGGGTCATCAGTACAATGGTACGAGTAGCAAATCAGAAAAGAGGTGTTAAGTAATGAGTGAAGTTTACATCCCGGACAACCTGTTTGCCGGACACGTCATGCCGAAGGTGGATGATACTGTGACGGTAGCGGCAGGACAAGGCGTATTAGCACGCGGCACGCTGTTGGGAGTAGTGACGGCGACTGGTTTAGCGAAAGTCGTATCGAAGGCGGCGACGGACGGCAGTGAGAAGGTATACGCAGTCCTAGCTGAAAATGTGGATACGACAAACGGAGATGTACAGGCTCCGGTTTATTTGACCGGCGAATTCAACGAAAATGCTTTGACAGTCGCTGCCGGCGATACGGTTGCGGACCATAAAGCGTCTGCGCGCGCCGTCGGTATTTTCATCAAGTCGACTGTACGATAAGGAGGTAGTGAAGAATGCCAATTGATTTGTACAGCACTCGCACCATGCTTGAGGCGGTTCGTCAGATGAAACCACCGAAAACGTTCCTCAAGGATACGTTTTTCAGCAATCAACGCACGTTTGATACAGAGTACGTGGATGTCGACATTGTAAAAGGGCGACGTCGCATGGCTCCGTTCGTCCATCCGCGTCGTTCGGGGAAAGTGGTAGAGCGTGAAGGGTACCGAACGAATACGTATAAAGCACCGTTGATCAATCCGAAGATGCCGACGACGGCGGAGCATCTGCAAAAACGCCTAGCCGGTGAATCGTTATATTCGGGTGTATCTCCGGATGAACGCGCTGCCGAGCAGTTGGGCCGAGATTTAGCTGAATTGGATGACATGATTACGCGTCGCGAAGAGTGGATGTGTGCCCAAGCGCTGTTTACAGGACAGATCCACATTAAGGGTGACGGGGTCGATGAGATCATTGACTTCGGTTTGACCAACCGCGAAGCTCTCGCGTCAGGAGCAAAGTGGAACGAGTCGACGGCCGATCCACTCGCAGACCTGAAACGCTGGCGCCTGCAAGTCATTAAGGCGTCTGGTATCACCCCGGACATCGCGATCTTCTCAAGTGAGGTCGTAGATGAGTTTCTTGGAAATCAACAAGTGCAGAAAATGCTTGATCTACGTCTGGTAGAAACCGGTCAGATCGACCCGCAAGCATTGCCTAACGGGGCGACGTACATCGGTCGCATCGCTGAACTCGGACTCAACATCTACTCGTACGACGAATGGTACATCGATGACGACGGCGTAGAAAAGCCTATGGTTCCAGAGAAAACTGTAGCTATCGCCAGCAGCCGGGCGCGGTTCGATATGCTTTATGGAGCGTATATCGATATGGAGATGGGCACGTTGGATTTGCCACGTATTCCTCGTTCGTGGGTAGAAAAAGACCCGTCAACGCGCTGGGTACAGTTGATTTCGCGGCCATTGCCTGTTCCGCAACACATTGACAGCATCTATGTCGCAACGGTGCTGTAAGGAGGCGCATCGCATGTATCGGGCGATTTGGCGAGTGAAACATAACCATACGATTTATGAGCCTGGTGAGACGATCACCGGGCTTTCTGCTGATGCAGCAAAGGAATTGCTGCAATTAAAAGCGATAGAGATTATTCCTACGGCGCCGGGCGTGGAGTCAAAGGAGCAAGAGGCCGACGGGATGGCGGCGTTCAAGGCCACGCTGCACGCCATGAAGCGCACTGAATTATTTTCATACGCAAAAAAAGTCGGTGTTGATGTGGATCAAAAGATGAAAAACGCGGAAATCTGTGACATCCTCTTTGATGATGCGCAGAAAAACGGTGTGGATATCGAGGCGTTTGATGACCATTCGCTGGTGTTTTTCGCTGAAAAACTTGGTTATCATTTCGAGGAGCTGCCGGAGCGCCAGCAAGTCATTGAGATGATCGATGCGAGGTTAGAGGGTGGTCATGAGTAACTTCAAAACCTACGCTGAAAGAGATTTGTCAGCGTTCTTCAATATCGATGAATTTGCCGACTCTCACGACATTGATGGTCAGCAAGTGCTGGCGATCATTGATTCGGACCAATTCGATGAACGCCCGCGTGATCCGGTTGACTTGTATCGTATCACGGATGGAATTTATCGTGCAGCGCTAACCATTTACGTACGCTCGTCAGACTACGCTAAGCCGGTGATCGGTCAGAAAATCTACGTCGATGGTGAGGATTATTATGTTTCAGCAGTTTCTGAAGACGCCGGAGTGTTGAAAATTACGGTGACGGCGAATGAAGGGTGATCTGTATGATTGAGTTGAGAGTTGAACATATGGAGCGGTTGGAAGCGGCGTTGTCAGAGGTGCCCGAAAAAATCCCGCAAGCGGCCTCGCGAGCAATCAATCGGGCAGCTTACACAGCAAGAACAGAAGCGGCGAGAAAAGCCAGGGAAGAATACATCATTAAACACGGCGATGTCATCAATACGATTAAAATCTATCCGGCGAGCGAGTCTGATTTATCGGCAACGGTTGTTTCAAGAGGGTCAGTGATCCCTCTTATTAAATTTAAGGTATCCCCTAAAAAACCGCAGCCGAAACGAAAAAAACCATTAACAGCTACAGTCAAAAGAGGAGAGGGTGGCCCGATTGCGCGCGCGTTTACGGCTCAAATGAGATCGTCTGGCTATATCGGCGTTTTTCAACGCATTGGAAATCCTAGATTGCCCATCCGGCAGTTGTACGGCCCTTCTGTTCCTCAGATGATTGGCAGTCGAAATGTTTCTCAATGGGTGGAAGAAAAGGCGCAAGAAAAACTGGAAGAACGTTTGGAGCATGAAATCATCCGTGTTCTGGAGGAGTTTTAAATGTCTTATCTCATGACGAGTGTAGGATTGGTGGATGCTCTGACGGAGAGGATCGAGCAGTGGGTGTCGCAGTATAATCTACAGACCACGCATCAGGGGGTTCGCAAGGCGCCAGAGGTGCGACAACAATACTTGCCTCCAAAACGGCGTAAGGAAGATCAAGATGTGCCCGATTTCCCTCACGTCATCGTGCGATATGTGGGCGAGCGGGTGAAAGGCGGGGTCAATCGGGCTCAAATACACATCATTGTTGGAACGGTGTGTGATGACCCGCAAGTAGGATTTAGAGACGTACTAAATGTGTTGACTCGTATCCGGAACGAGATGCTGAGACAGCCGGTGTTTGGGGCATATCAACTCAACGACGAAGGGTTGTCTATTGACATTCCTGAAGAGCAGTACGCCCCGGAGTGGGTCGGGTACATCACCGCAGAGTATATGATGCCGACTATGCAGAACGAGGGAGGGATGATGTATGTCTAAGAAAAAAGAAGAAGTAGAAAAAGAGACGGCGACAGTAGATAGCGCAGGAAGCGAGCAACCAAAACCGTTGGTGTACATCGGCCCGTCACTGCCAGGTGGTTTGCTGACAAGATATACGATTTTTTCAAATGGAATCCCTGCGCATCTGCAAGGATACTGCGAAGAATGCTTATCGTTTAAACAGCTATTTGTCCCGCCCGAGCGATTGGCGTTGGCGGAAAACAACTTAAAAGATCCGACGTCTGCAGAATCAGTTTTTTATCGCGATACGGTTGATTTCTTCAGAAAGGGGTAATTTAAATGGCATATAAACACGGGATCAGCATCTCGGAGAATTCGACGAGTGTGAAATCTCCGGTGCAGGCATTATCCGCCTTGACGGTAGCCGTCGGAACAGCGCCGATCAATTTAACGGCAGAGATGCCTGTAAACAAACCTGTCGTAGCCTTCACATTTAGCGAAGCGGCGCAAAAACTAGGGTATAGCGATAGTTTTTCAAGCTTCACTCTCTGTGAAGTGATGGACACTCATTTTCGGTTGTATAACGTATCTCCGGTCGTTTTCATCAACGTTCTCGATCCGACGAAGCACAAGACAGACGTAACAAACCAGCCAATTAACGTACAAAACAAGCAAGCGACCATCAATCAAGAAGGCGTCCTGTTGTCTACGCTCGTAGTCAAAACATCAAGCGGCACTACATTGACAAAAGGGGTAGACTACACAGCATCGTTCAACAGTCAAGGACGAGTTATCATCGCGGCTGTGGAAGGCGGACAGATTACATCGTCGGTCACATCTCTCCAAGTCTCATACTCATATCTGGACCCAACAAAAGTGACCGACGGTGATATTATCGGCGGGTATGATGCGACGACAGGAAAAACGACTGGTTTGGAGTTGTTGAACTCTGTATTCCCGACTCTCCAGCTCACCCCGTGTATCTTAGTTGTGCCTAAGTACAGCAAGAAGACATCGATCGCTGCTGTAATGCGCGCGAAAGTCAAGAGCATTAACGGTGTGTTCAAGGCTCGGGCGTATGTGGATTTAGATACGGCAACGGCTAGCACATATACCAAGGCGGTCGAGCATAAAAACATAAACTCTCTGATTGACGAGTATATGGATGTGTTCTGGGGGGACGTAAGACTTGGAAATAAAGTGTATAGTATGTCGTCTCATGCAGCGGCTGTGGCTGCCCAAGTAGATGAAGCGAACGGTGGTATCCCGTTTGTCTCTCCATCGAACAAATCGATCGTCATGGATGCCTTGGTGGCCAACGGACAAGAAGTGTCGCTCGGTCAAGATCAAGCGGCGTATCTCAACGCGAATGGCATCGTGACGGCACTGAATTTTATCGGCGGATGGAAGCTATGGGGCAATCGGACGAGTGCATACCCATCCAGCACCGACGTGAAAGATTCATTTATTCCTGTTCGTCGGATGTTTAATTGGATCGAAAACTCTTTAATCTTGTCATTCTGGGGCAATGTGGACGACCCAACAAACCCAAGGCTGATCGATCAGTTCGTTGACAGTGTAAACGTATGGTTAAACGGATTGACAGCTATCGGCGCTCTGCTTGGGGGTCGTGTAGAATTCAGACAAGAAGAGAACCCAACGACCGATCTCTTAGCCGGGAAAGTGAAGTTTCACCTGTTCGTTACACCGCCGACACCAGCCGAAGAGATTGAGTTCGTCGTCGAGTACGATGTGTCGTATTTAGATACGTTATTCACATAAAGGGAGGTATATAAATGGCTAATCTCGTTCCCGAGAGACTCAATGATTTCCGCGTATATAAGGATGGTGGGCACTTAATCGGAGTGGCAGATCTCCAGCTCCCGTCGTTCGAGGCGATGACCGAAACTGTGCGAGGTGCAGGCATCGCCGGAGAGTATGAGTCGCCGAACATCGGTCATTTCCAATCGATGAAACTGACATTGAACTGGCGGATTCTGAATGAGAATTTTGCTTCCGTCATGGCGCCGAAGGTCATGTCTTTTGATTGCCGTGGCGCCAACCAAGTGTTGGACGCAGCGTCAGGCGTATACTCTCAAGTGCCGTGCCGGGTTTTTGTACGTGGGGTCCCAACGAAAAACGATCCAGGAAAAATGGAAAAAGGATCGCCGTATGACGGCAGTACAGAATTCGAGGTCTCATACATCAAGATCGACATCAATGGAAAAACGTTGGTGGAACTCGATAAATTGAACTATAAATACGTGGTGGATGGTACAGACTATCTTGCTGGCGTTCGCAAAGCGCTCGGCATGTAAGGAGGGATGAACATTGACGGAGGTAAAACTGGCTAGGCCTATCGAGGTCAACGGGGAAAAGATTGACGCGATTAAGCTTGATCTAGAGAGATTGACCGGCGCAGACATCTTGGCGATCGAGAAAGAATTGAGACTAAAACAAGTGACGTTTAATGTTCTGAGCCAAGAGACTCAATTGGCAATCGCGGCCCGGGCGGCCGGGATGATTGCGGATGATCTACAGAAGTTGCATTGGTCTGACTTCCTCGAGGTAACAGCTCAAGTGCAACTTTTTTTAATCGGTGGGGCATCCGAGGAACAAGAGACATCCGAGAAATAACGTTGAGACTCGCCATGGCTACGACAACATCGGTGGAATACTATCTCGGACAAACATTCAGCGAGATCGACGAATGGGTTGATGTGGTTCGCGAACTCCAAAAAGAAGAGGCGGAGAGGTGAGGGCGTTGGCTAGAAAAGTGTTGGAAATGAGCTTTCATATCGCCGGGCGGCTGGGGAACAGTTTTACCAACGCTTTCGCCTCCGCCTCGGCAAAAGCGGAGAAGCTGAAACAAGAAGCGAAGGAGCTTAAGGCTAGCCTCCGATCACTAGACAAAGAGTATAAAAACGGAAAGCTTTCTGCAGAGCAATACGCTGCGGCGCATCAAAAATTGGTTTCTCAACTCGAGAAAGTGGCGCAGAAACAGCAGAAAGTAAAGGAACAACTGGAAAAGCAGAAACAACTGATGCAACAGTTCCAAGATACTCGAGGAAGGGTATCTAGCGCGGTCGCAGCAGCCCTCCCTATGGCGGCGGCATCAGCAGCCACAACAGCGACGGCGTACTCCTCTATCCGAAAGGCTATGGATTTTGAGGCGCAGCTCTCATCGATCAAGGCTGTCACGGGACTAACGAGACAAGAGATGGAGAAGATGCGTCAGCTAGCACTTGAGACTGGCGCGAGCACGAAATACAGCGCGCTTGAGGCGGCGCAAGGGATTGAGGAGTTATTGAAAGCGGGCATTTCCCCGGCTGTTGTACAAGCCGGCGGTCTAGAGGCGGCACTCAACCTAGCGACGGCTGGCGGTTTGGAGTTGTCGGAAGCAGCCGTGATCATGTCTGACTCCCTACACGGATTTAAGAAGGACGCGCTGACAGCGGCTCAGGTAGCAGATATCCTCGCAGGGGCGGCAAATGCGTCATCGTCCGATGTACACGAGTTGAAATATGCGCTGAGTGCGGTCGGTCCCGTAGCCGACGGTATCGGCGTCAGTTTTAAAGAAGTGAACGCGACGCTGGCGGCGTTCTCCAACAACATGCTAAAGGGAAGCGACGCCGGAACATCGCTAAAAACGTTCTTGGCTAACGTCCAACCAAAATCGAAGAAAGCAGCTGAACTATTTCGGAAATACGGACTGATCCTTAAGGATGGCACGAATATCTTGTTTGACACGAACGGCCAACTGAAAGACATGGCCGAGGTCGCGGAAATCCTGCGGCAAAAATTCGGCAATCTTACCGATCAAGAGCGTACCGACGCGTTTTTCGAAATGTTTGGCTCTGACTCTATTCGTGCAGCGACAATCTTGGCGAAAGAGGGCGCCGCCGGCATCAAAAAAATGTATGATGAGATGTCCAAGGTAACGGCGCTCGATGTCGCGAAAGAAAAGATGAACAATGCGGCAGGTGCTGTCGAACAGCTTCGGGGAGCGTTTGAGACGCTTCAAATTATTGCCGCAGAGGGCACGCTTCCGGTAATTAAGAAAGTGGCGCAAACAGCCGCGGGCATCTTTGAGAGCAACACCGACCGAGCCGAGAAATTCGGGAAGCGGATAGGAAAGGCGCTTGACGACATCTTATCGCCGTTCACCGTGACCAAGCCAACATTTGACCCGCTGCGAGCAAAAATGGACCCGGACTATCTTGATGAATACCGATCGCAGTGGGAGAAGTGGAATAAGTTCAAAGACATGGATTTCAGCGATAAAGCCATCTATGCTTTGGACGAGACAGCGACAAAAATCGAAAACTGGGTGAATGGGCCTGGCGGCAAGAAGTTTGAAGCGATTTTTGCAAAGCTGGCTGAAATCTCTGTGAATGCTTATGTCGGCGCATTGAAGGGGCTTTTAACTAGCGCGCTGAATCAACTCGGACAAGGGAACTTTGCTAGTGCAGCAGGGCTTGGGCTATTAGCAAACATTTTAACCGGTGGACTTTTAGCCAAAGGGGCGATATCTGCTGGTAAATATGTATGGGACAAGCGTGGCGCGGCCGTCGAGGCAGCAAAGAAAATTAGGGGGAAAACGCCGCCGGATACCACTCCAACTCCGCCGCCCGCCCCGAAACAAGCGAAGGCTCAAGCCCAAACACAGCCGCAACCGCAACCGAAAAGCGCTACGGCAAAAATTGTGCATCTCGGCGATTATAAAAACGCTAAGTCAGCAGGCACGGCCGGTAAAGTGACAGAACAAGTCGCTAAGTCGTCCGGGAAACTGGCTCGTGCCGGTGAGGCGCTCTCGAAAGCCGGAAAAGTGGCTGGGAAATTGGCGTTGCCGATAAGCCTTGCGGCGGAGGCATATGGTGTATACAAGTCGCAAGATAAGACCAAAGCGACTGTGCAAGCAGCGGGCGGTCTCGCCGGAGGGTGGACCGGCGCAAAAATCGGCGCGGCACTTGGAACTACCATCGCTCCGGGGATTGGTACGGCAATTGGTGGTGTGATCGGCAGTATCGGTGGGTATTTGCTGGGGAAATTTGCGGCTGGCAAGGCGACTGACGCGGCTAGGGCAGCGGCTCAATCGCCCGGGTCGGCATCAACCACGTCGTCTCAATCGACTGCTGACGCAAGCGGCATCAATCAACAGGCCGCATCCCTAATAGCGGCGATGGCGCAAGCGGAACAGAATTTTCGTTTGTTAACGATGTACGTCGGGCAAGCGACCGGCCGGATTGTCGGCGCAATTTTTCCGTTAGCACAGAACGCCCAGCTCGCCTCGACCAACATGTCGCTTTTGACGATGTATACAGGGCAGTCGATTTCCAGAATCGTTGGCGCTATCTTTCCATTAGCCCAAAATGCCCAGTTGGCATCGCATAACATGACGTTGTTGACGATGTACACCGGCCAGGCATCAGGGAAGATTGTCGGCGGCATTTTCCCTATCGCCACGCACGGGGCACAAGCCTCGAATAACATTTCACTATTGGCGATGTACGCAGGAAGAGCGAGCGGCTGGATAGCCTCCCTTTTTGGAGTGCAGTCCAGTGCTAACTTGGTCAAAACCAACCTGTCCTTGCTAGCCATGTACATTGGTAAGGCAAGCGGGTGGGTCGCTTCGATTTACGGTATCCAAACCAGCGCAGGAATGGCCAAAGGGAACATGTCGCTTTTGGCGTCCTATATAGGCAAAGCGAGCGGCTGGGTGGCATCGATTTACGGAATTCAGTCAGCTGCCGATGTGGTGAAGTCTGCACTGAATCGCTTGGCTGCCCGTATTGATTCCGTGCCGGCTCCAAGGTTTTCAGGCGGCGGAAGTGGAAGAGTAGAAAAACATGCGCGAGGCGGCATTTTCCGCAAAGCTCATGTAGGCATGGTCGCAGAGGCAGGAAAACCAGAGGCGATTATCCCGATTCGTCCCGGCGATCCTCGTTCGTTATCGTTATACGAGCAAACGGGGCGTATGTTAGGGCTTGGCCAAAAATCAAAAGAGCTTACAACAGCGTCTGTGCAGCAGATTCATATCACTTTTGCCCCTGTCATTCACGGTGCGGAAGCAAGGGAAATCGAGCCTGTTTTGAAGCGCGAGCGAATTAATTTTGAGTCGCAGATGAATTCGTTCTTTCGCAAAAAAGCGAGGGTGTCGTACACATGAAAACGTACACGACAAAAAAGGGAGATACTTGGAGTAAAATCGCATATGAACAATACGGCAGCGAGTATCTCATGACAGTATTGCTGGACTATAATCAGCGATATCGAGATATCGCTGTCTTTTCGCATGGGGTCACATTGCAAATCCCTGATATTGAGGGATTGGCGGATGAAACACCGTTCTGGATGAAAGAGGTTCCGGAAGAGGTTGAAGACACAGAAGCGGCCGTTGACGATCATGTAGAAGGTATGGAAGATGTGATGGAGGGCGGGGCATATGGCTAATGCTCGTCGGGCCTATCTAAGCTTGAAGTACAATAATCAGAAATTAGATGCCTATATACATCCGTTTTTAAAGGAATGGGTGATCACGGACAATTTGTCTGGAGCTGCTGACGATTTGGAAATTTTATTGGAAGATACACAAAGACTCTGGCGTGGTTCATGGATGCCGCCTCAAGGGGCGCTCCTCACCGCGTCTATTGTGCACCAGAACTGGTACGGTGACGGGAAAACACATACGAAAGTCATGGGGCTGTTCGAAATAGATGAAATCGGTCTAAAGCATAGGGAAGGGGTTCGCATCGCCGCCATCAGCATTCCTGAGTCCGGTAGTCTTCGCGGTCAGCAAAAAAGTCGGTCCTGGGAAAAAACTAAGCTCAAAACGGTGTTTTCGGATATTGCCAAAGCAAATGGCATGAAATTGCAGTACAATTCCGATGAAAATCCAGACGTTGACCGGGTTGAGCAAGCGAGCGAGCAAGACATCAAGTTTCTGATGAGACTTTGCCAAGAGAACGGGCTGTCTCTAAAAATCTCAAATAAAACTATTGTGGTGATGGACGAGGCGAAATATGAGAAGGCAGCTGCCCAAGCGACCGTGCAGATGAGTGACCCGTATCTACTTGACTATGAGTTCATAAAAAGTTTGAATGGGCGATATCGAGCAGCAAAGGTGGAATATCGCGACCCATCGAAAAAGAAGACGATCCGATATACCTTTACGCCATCGAAAGCCCCAAAAGTCGGGCGGATTTTAGTGATCAACGAACAGGTGAAGAGTACGGCCGAGGCGATGAAGCTCGCGAAAAAGAGGTTGAGGGAAGCGAACAAGGACGCGGACACTGCGTCTTTTCTTTTTTCGGAAATCAAAAATTTTTTCTCCGGCATGACGATCAATGTAAAGGGGTTCGGCGGGTTTGACGGCAAGTACATCATCACTCAAACCCGTTTTGCAGGCGGGGAAAACGGGACTGTAACAGCAATCAATGCCAGGAAGTGCCTGGAGGGATACTGATGGATATTGTTAGAGTCGGGATTGTGTCCTCGGTGAATGCGGAGAAGTGCAGAGTCAGGGTGACCTTTGACGACCGGGATAATCTAGTGACGGCAGAGCTCCCCATCGTAGTCAGAGGGGCGATGAAAAATAAGGAGTACTGGATGCCGGATGTCGGAGAGCAGGTGCTCGTGTTGTTCTTGCCGAACTCCAATCACGAGGGTTTTGTATTAGGCGCACTATACAACGACGAAGACGTTCCGCCGGAAAAGGAAAAATATATGCGCACGATGCGATTTGAGGATGGAACTACGATCCGGTACAACACGAAAGCACGCACCCTTTCTGTCGAATGTAAGGGGCCGATCACTGTCAGGACAGACGGAAATGTGACAGTCATTGGCGATGTGATCGCGGACGGCGTGAGTCTCAAGAATCATACGCATATCGGGGTACATGGCGAGACATCTCCGCCGGTTAGGGGGTGAGGCGGTTGGCAAAAATCGGTAGTTTTGCGGGCATCGCATTTGAAGTTTCATCACAAAAAATACTGACGATGAATGAGATGGAGCGGCAAGGTGAGTCGAGGTGGCAGGAGCATGAAGTTATCAACAGAAAACCGGTCCCTGAATTCTTAGGGCCAGGGCTTGAACGAATCAAGATGACGGTTAAAGTCTCGTCCTTCCTTGGGGTCAATCCAGCCGACATCATCAAGAAGTTGCGGGCTGCGCGCGATGCTGGAACCTATTCTAAATTCATCATCGGCAACTCGCCAATCAGTGCATCGTACTGGGTCATATCAGAAATGAGGGAGATATATAGTGCCCGAGCGGCAGACGGCACACTGTTGTCAGCAGATCTCGAGCTCATACTGACTGAGTATCCAGAACCATATAAGCCGGTCATAAGTAAGCCGAAACCCCCTCCACCCAAAGGCGGTGGATCATCAAAAAAAGGGCCAATCGGCAAAATCACTGTACGGGTAGGGATGTTGAACATTCGTTCGGGGCCAAGCCTCAAAGCTCGCATCGTTCGCGTATTGCGTAAGGGACAATCGTATAAGGTGTACGGCACCGTAAAAACAGACATCACTTGGTACAGCCTGGGCGGAGGGACGTATGTTTCTGCCAATCCTAAATACGTCCGGTTCGAAAAGGTGTGATGGACATGGAGAGAATCAACTACGGAGCGACGGGAAGTGAGGAGATTATTCAAAACGTGCGATTTATTCTCTCGACGATCGTAGGGACGTGTGTGTTGGATATTCCTATGGGGATTAGTTTTGGTGTGGTGGATACTCCTATCCAATTCGCGCAGGCTGCGATTACGGGTGAGGTAATTGAGAAAATCGAAAGATACGAACCTCGTGTATCGGTGGAGAGTGTGGAGTTTTCTGCTGATCCACTCGACGGGCGACTAATCCCGCGCGTAAAGGTGGTGATAAAGGAAAATGGCGAGATTTGGACTGCCTGACATCGATTTTGTGAACCGAGACCCTAGCGAAATCGAAGCGGAAATGGTCGCGAAATTCGAAGAAAAAACCGGGATCGTATTGGCGGAGGCGGACCCGCGTCGGAAGTTTCTACAAGCCATCGCTTACGCTTTCTCTTTAGGTTATAACCGAATTGATTACACAGCAAAGCAGAACTCCCTCGCTTATGCGGAGGATGACTACTTAGACCACATCGGCAGCCGAAAAGGGGTTCCGCGGCTTGGACCGAAGGCGGCAGAGTGCATCATGCGCTATGAGCTGAATCCTACCAGAAACATGGTCATCCCGCAAGGGCACCGGGTATCATACGGCAATGAGGTGTTTTTTGCGACCGTTGAGGAGACGATCGTTCCCGAGGGGGCGCAATACGTGGACGTGAAAGTGCAATGCACCGAAGTTGGTCCGATTGGCAACGGCTTCTTGCCAGGGCAAATCACGAACCTAGTGGATCCTATCCCGTTCGTCTCAAAGGTATATAACATCACGGAGACGAGTGGGGGGACAGACTGGGAAGATGATGAATCGTATGCAGAGCGCATCCAGAAATCGCCGGAGAGGTACAGCACAGCCGGTCCGGAGGGGGCCTATATTTTCTATGCTCGAATGGCCGACCAGAGAATTGTTGACGTGGCCATCGAATCGCCGGCGGACGGAGTGGTTGAGATTATTGTTCTGCTGCAGGACGGAGAAATCCCAGACCAAACCGTCTTGGATAGGGTACTCGAAATCTGCAACGACAAAACAGTTCGGCCACTCACGGACCGGGTGGTTGCGCGCGCTCCGGATGTCGTAACGTATGACATCGATCTGACCTACTACGTGCCACGCAGTAAGGCGAACGTGATCACGGATATCCAGGCGCAAGTGCAAAAAGCGGTTGACGAGTACATCGTCTGGCAAAAAAGCAAGCTTGGCCGTTGGGTCGATCCAAGTGAGTTGATCGCCCGGGTAAAGGCGGCTGGCGCGTCACGCTGCTTCGTGCAAGCGCCAGCAGGCTTCATCGAGATTACCAAGACGCAGGTAGCCAAAGAGAACAACGTGTCTTTGACGTTCGGAGGGCTGACCGATGATTAGGCTAGATGACTTGCGCCTGACTGATATTCTTCCTGATAGCCTGCAAAAGGATAAAGTCACTGTCGCTCTCGCGGAAGCGATCGAGTATGAATTTAAGCTTTTTTTGCGGCAGATCGAAATTCTCAATCCGATGGCAGCCCCGCCGTCGTTCGCGTTGGATATGGTCGCATACGAGGAACACGTCGATTTTTATGACACAAATCTGCCCGAGCAGCAAAAACGCACACTGATTGCAAACGCAGAGCTGGTGCATAAACGAAAAGGGACCGTCTGGGCGGTTGAGGAAGTCGCATCGATCTTCTTCAAAAACGCACGGCTGCGGGAGTGGTTCGAATACGGCGGACAGCCCTACCACTTCAAGATTGAAACGGACGAGGATTTTAAAAACGAGAGTGACATCCCGGTTTTATTGCGGTTGCTCTACGCTAACAAGCGTAAGAGCACAAGGCTGGATGCTGTTTGGTTCCGCAAAAGCGAGGGAACCTATTTCAAAATCGTCCATACTGACCGGATACGCATTAAACCGGTCGTGACGTTCCGAACCGGGATGGCAATGCCAGGCTGGTCATCACAGGCACGGGCAAGAATTTTGCCGACATTATCGAACGGAGGCGCCGCCCTGTATTTTGCTGGCGAGATATATCCAGGACGGATAAATAACGACACAAAAACAGGCGCTAGAACGGCGTCTTTTTTAGTGGTGTCGCAACAATATGCCAATGGATACAGCGCGTACCAGTATACGGAGATGTATCTCGGCGACGCGATGGCAGAGAAGGGCTCAGACACATCTATCGTCTTGCCACAGACTAAAACCGGGGCGGCTACTGTTGCGTTTTGTGGCAAAACATACGCAGGGAAAAGGTGGTGATGGCAATGTTGACAACGCAGGCGCTACAGAAAATTGCTAGTTTAATCGACCAAAATTGTGTCTCGGCTGACTATACAGTCGACGGCAGGGTGTATCAAGGGAAAATCCGGCGATCGATCATCTCTGGCACGAGTGTCATCAAGCATGTGTATTTAACGACGAAAGATCCGATAGGGAGAGTAACCAAGGTGCGGCTGCTTGATGCGAACGGAAATGTTTTTGCGGAGCTGACAACCGATAAGATGCACGAGAAAAACAAAGGGCGCCTATTTGAATTTAAATTTACGGTCCAGGAGGGGTAATTAGATGTCTGAAATTCATAGAACACGAACATATGAGGCAACCGTTTGGGAAGACCGTGTGTTAGACGAAGCCACTGGACAGGTCATCGTCGAAGGTACGCCGGTCGACGAAGAGAACATGAACAACATCGAGGCTGGCATCCTTGTCGCTCATTACGACATCGGTTTGCTAGCGGCGTTTTTATCTCAGCAGGCTATGCTGAACGCTAAAGAACTAGAAAAGTATAAAAAACAACGGTTGGTACAAGGACAGGCGACAATCACCGGTTCTTCTTCAAACGGCTATTTCCGAGATTCCGAGCCTTTCGTCCAGGTCAACCTGACGGGATTTGCGCAAATTAACGCACCGAACTACGACGTGATCGTGACGCCGATCAGCGGCGATTCTGGGTTTGTAGGCAGACTGGAAGTCTACGATAAAACTCAAAATGGTTTCAAAGTCAAGATGACCGGCAGTGCAAGCTCGGTCACTTTTTTATGGACTTTAATCAATCCTGCAGTCTAAGGAGGAAATAAAAATGATTATTACTGAAATTAATCAAGGACCAAAAGCAACATATTCGTTGCAGGGGAAAGTGTTGACAATCGGAGGGCAGGTATCTATCGATTTACAGGAAAGACAGTCTGATGTACAAAAGGTTATCGATATTTGCCTAGATAATCAGTTGCAAACCATGCGTGAAGGCATCGGCGCTTGGTATGTAGCTACAATCATTATCCCTCCTAAGCAACGCGAGCTGGTTCCTAGCGGCGAAGTTGACGAAGAAGGAAACGACATCTATATCGAGCGCGATCGTGAGCTTGACATTAATAAAGTTGAACTTCGATTGTGGGCTCTGCCTGCCGGTTATGGTCAAAATGAATCTACAGAACAAGGAGTGACTGAATAATGCCATTTGTACTTTCGATCAAGGATACTTATCGTCAAGCTGTTGAATCCGCCACGGGTGGAAAAAACACGGTCATGTATGATGACAAAGGAAATCCGTCTATCATGGTATGCATTCCTAAATTCAACTTATCAGATGTCATCAACGGGGCGCCTAACGTTCCGCACCCGGCTTTTGTTGTGAACGGTGTAGTAAAAAGTGAAATTTGGATTTCGAAATATCAAAATATCGTACACGATGGCCGTGCATACTCTCTTCCTTCCCAAGATCCGAGGACATATGTGACATACGATCAAGCGAAACAATATTGCGCAGCGAAAGGTCCAGGCTGGCACTTGATGACAAACGCCGAATGGGCTGCGATTGCTTTGTGGTGTAAGAAAAACGGGTTTATGCCTCGGGGCAATAACAACTTTGGAAAAGACCATTCAGCAGCGCATGAGCGTGGAAAAGTAACTCACACGTATAACGATAACGGAACAACGAGAGAAGGGCGTGTTGCTACTGGATCAGGTCCTGCCAGCTGGTCGCACGACGGAACGAATGAAGGTATTTTCGACCTCAACGGGAACGTATGGGAATGGGTTGATGGCTTGAAGTTGATTGACGGCAAGATTTATGTCCATCAAGATAACAACTACAATACACCAGAAGGATATCGTCTAGTCGATCGATGGGTTGATACAGGCGTTTATTTTGATAACACGACTCCAGGAAATGCAAACACTACTTCACCTGATGTTGGTGGCGACCCTATTTTAGGAGCGGAAAGAACAAATCCGATGTATACAACCGATCCAAGTTCAGACGCTTACTATGGTTATAGCTATACGACCTTTGAAACGTTGGGAGCTAAATCCGGCTTCGCAGTTCCAGATCTATTGAAGCATCTCGCTATCGCTCCTATCGACGCAAACCATGGCGGAGACGGCATCTGGGTGCGTAACTACGGTGAGCGTGTCGCGATTCGCGGTGGCGGCTGGGGCGCTGGGTCGCCTGCAGGTGTCTTTGCGTTGAGCCTGGACAACCCTCGGTCGCACTCGTTTCATGACCTCAGCTTCCGCTCCGCGTATATCGCGTAATCTGGAATCTGAAATCTGACAATCTGTAAGGACCAGCGATAGCTGGTCCTCGTATTTTGAAAGGTGATTTAAATGGTAAATAAAGAAGATTTAAAAGTGCTTCAAAAATGCTATGACATGATCTTATACGGGTATACTGCGCTACGGCAGTATCCGAAAAGTGAAAAACATACACTTGCAGCAGAAACCAAACGCTCAATGTATGAATTATTGAGACTTATCATTCGTGCCAATAAGCGATATTACAAGAAAACAACATTACAAGATATTGATGTGGAATTAGATAATTTACGTTATTTAGTCAGATTAGGGAATGGATTAGGATTTCTTCCATTCAAAAAATATGAAAATTGGTCACGGCTGCTCGATGAATTGGGGAGAATGGTTGGTGGCTGGATGAAATCGATTAAACAATAAGGTGTTCAAAAGTACATATTGGGGAACGGGCCATATTTGTGAGCGTGTCGCGATTCGCGGTGGCAACTGGGACAATGGGTCGAATGCAGGTGTCTTTGCGTTGAACCTGAACAACCCTCGGTCGAACTCGAATCATGACATCAGCTTCCGCTCCGCGGTTCTCCTCGTCCGAAGCTCCAAGCGCAACGCGCTTGAAGACAGTGCGCAGGAAAACGGGTCCGTTTCCCTGCCCAATTAATTTTCTGTCGGGCAAAAAATTGAATTGCTGGCGAATCAGTGAGTAGGTTCTCCGAAAGGTGATACAGTCAGCTAGACAAAACATCTTTGGAGAGGATTCTGAGACGATGAAACGGTTAGGAAATTTATACGCGCAAATCATCGACTACGAAAACCTGTGGAATGCTTACCTGAACGCCAGGAAGAACAAGAGATTTCGTGGTGATGTGCTGGAGTTTACACACAACGTCGAGGAAAATCTCATCCAAATACAAAACGAACTAATCCATAAAACATACAAAGTCGGCAAGTACCGCGAATTCTACGTATATGATCCTAAGAAACGGTTGATTATGGCTCTGCCTTTTAAAGACAGAGTTGTTCAATGGGCCATTTATCGTATCATAGAACCTATTCTCGATAAACAGTTTATTTACGATTCCTATGCTTGTCGCAAAGGTAAGGGCGTTCAAAAGGCTGCTGATCGGTTGCAATATTGGCTGAGAAAATTAGATAGAAGCGCTGAAAAGCCCTATTACTTAAAGCTCGATATCAGCAAATATTTTTATCGAATTGATCATGATATTCTCATGCAAATCCTGAAGAGAAAAATTAAAGACCGTGATGTTTTGTGGCTACTAGAAACGATTATACGATCTGAAGATACGAAATTCGGTATTCCTTTGGGTGATCACGGCTTTGAGCAAGAACGAATTGATGGGATAGGAATACCAATCGGAAATTTAACTTCTCAATTGTTCGCAAACCTTTATCTTAATGAGCTGGATCAGTACGCCAAGCACCAGCTGCATCTTCATTACTACATACGATATATGGACGATGTTGTAATTCTAAGTGAAGATAAAAAAGAATTGCGAGATGTATTGGAAGAACTGAATATCTTCTTGCAAAGCGAACTCCGTCTGCAGCTGAATAACAAAACAGCGATACGTCCAATCTCAACAGGAATTGAATTTGTTGGTTATCGTATATGGCCGACTCATAGGAAACTGAAAAAGAAAACCACCAAGAAAATGAAAAGGCGCTTGAAATATTTAAAAAGGGCTTATGCCAGAGGGGAGGTGAGTGCTGATGAAGTGCGATCTACTCTCATGTCTTATCTGGGTTACATGAAACACGCGGATTGTCATCGATTGAGGCAGAAAGTTTTAAAAAATTTCGTTTTAAAAAGAGGTGTATGAGCAGCTGAAAAGCTGTTTTTTATTTTGTTGAGAAAGGAGGATTGGCGTGACAGTTGAAGTCGGCGCGTTGATCGCAGTACTCTCGCTGATCATCAGTTATCTTGCTTACTCGTTAAACAGAACAAAAGTGCTGAAGACAGACAGTCAAGAGAGCGCAGAGTTGAAAGCAGAGCTAGGATACATCAGAAAGGGGGTTGATGATATTCGGATTGACCTGAAAGCAAACGAGAAACAGATGATTGCGTTGGGGGAACGTATCACACGGGTGGAGGAGAGTTCGAAACAGGCGCATAAACGGATTGATAATTTAGAGAAGGAGTTGGGCTAAAGTGGATAAAGCTAGTGTTACTCGTTTTACATTATTGACCATCGCTGTAATCAACGCCGTGCTGAATATGATCGGATACCGCACAATCCCCGATGACATGGCTAATGATATCGTCGCAGTCGTATCGGGGATTTTTGCGATCTACGCGGCGTGGAAAAATAACTACCTGAGTAAGAAGGGACGTAAACAAAAAGAAGTGTTGGATAAACACGGATTATCTTGATAGGAGGGGATTTGCAATGCCAAAACTAAAAATTGTAATTGATTGGGGACATGGCGGAAGTGATCCAGGAGCGGTTGGCAATGGTTTACGAGAAAAAGACCTGACGATGAAAATTGGGAAAATGATTGGTGATATGCTCCTCGATTATGAAGGTGTGGAAGTCATCTACACCCGCACCTCTGACTATTACTTATCGTTAGAAGAACGGGCAGAAATCGCAAACAAAGCGAAAGCAGACTTTTTCCTGTCAGTTCATATCAACGCTGGCGGCGGCACGGGCTTCGAGTCGTATATTTACAACGGTAACGTCGACGCAAAAACGGTTGCATACCAAAATGTTATTCACGCAGAGATCATGAAAGTCATCGGCAATGTGACTGATCGCGGCAAAAAACGAGCCAACTATGCGGTATTACGCGAAACTCGTATGCCTGCTATCCTTACAGAAAACCTATTTATCGACAATGCCAAAGATGCAGCAAAGCTAAAATCCGATCAGTTCTTGCAACAAGTCGCTTACGGTCATGTCATTGGTCTTGAGAAGGCGTTCGGACTCAAGAAGAAAGCGAAACAGCAAGCACAATCACAAACGCAACAAAAAGCGTCAGACAAAAAATTATATCGTGTGCAAGTCGGAGCGTTCAGTGATCGAAAAAACGCGGAACGGCTTGCGGAAGAACTTAAAAAGAAAGGATATCCTGCTATTATTGTATAATCCCTGCCTAAACGGCAGGGAGTTTTTTGTTTCTAATGCAAAAAGCCCTTCTCATTTGAGAGGGCCACACAGACAAGGCATTTTGTTATTGATTCATGAAAGGAACTCCATATTTGTCAGATAAATCTTTAAGATCGTAATATGCTTGCCGTTCTAACTCTCTTGCTTCACTCAAAAGATTGTTTGCAGAAGTGATTTTTGATGCGTCTCCGGCATTGATAGCAGCAATAATTTCAGAAAACGCCTGGTTGTTTTTAGCCATCATTTGATTTAATTTTTCTTGGACATCACGGAACTCTTTTTCTTCTGGCATGATGCTTTCCATTTTCTCTTGTAATTTATTTCCTTCAGGCAGCAATTCATTAGATATAGTTGCAGCAAATTCTTCGTTAGAGATTTGACCGTTCGCCGACTTGGTTCTTAGATCCTCATATTTTTGTCCCCAAGTACCGATCTCTTGAAGGATAGGCGTGATGGAATTTAGATAGTTTTCAAAAGCCTCTTTACCATCGCTTTTCTGCTGGTCAACGCCTTGAACTTGGTCTATTTGTTTTGAGTCTTTTTCTGGTGCGCTAGCCTTTTCGTTGTTTCCGCATCCAGAAAACAGCGCAGATACCACAGCAATTAAAGTGATGAGCAGTGTTTTTCTCATTCGATTTCCCCCTTAATTACCTATATAAATGAGTTAATTTAGTTAAATTATAGTACAAAAAATTGGTTTATGGTCTATATTTTATAAAAAGGGAAATATTTCTCGACTGATCAGTGTAACAACGCCTACTCATTTTGAGTAGGCTCTTTTTTTATCCATATTTCATTGATCGGAAGCCCTAACTCCTCACAAATTGCGTATGCCACTTGAAAAGAGGGCAGCGATCGGTTATTCACGATAGCGCTTAGCGCCGCCTGGCTGATCCCAACCCTCTTTGCAAAATCCCCCTGTTTAATATCCCGTTCTGCAAATATGACTTTCAATCGGCATTTAAACTGCATTTTTATCCCCTCATGCAAAAAAATAATCTTTACAAAAAATTTTTAAGTGGACAAGATATAACGGACATTCCCTTCCTCATACCTTTTACCATACTCCATTTCCTTCTTATTTTCCTGCAAGCATTGCCACAAAAAGTGAAAACTGCAATGGTGAGCACGACACCGGGAATGGGGGTTTTGGGAAATTTCTTTATTTCACAACTCAAAAAGGAGGGTGACAAGTATGTTGGAAGTCATTGGAGGCGGACTGATCCTTGTGGGAATTGCCTTCGCGGAAAATCGTGGTTGGCTGGACAGGGAAAAGGTTGGTTTTGTGGTGAACGTGGGTATGCAGGCGGGAATATGCGCGGGCCTGCTCTATTTCATCCATCAGCTGTCCATTTGGTTCTTGTGATGTCTACCCTCGCACATTCCCATACAGAACACGGGTGAGCAGATCCATGTTCCTGTATTCCATTGTATACCCAAGCTGTCGGGAATATACCCGATGCTTGGGATAGTTTTTCTTTCCAGGGGTGATGTTTATGCTTGAATTTTTCCTCCTCCCCTTGGCTGTCGGCGCAACGGCTGCCATGTTCGGCCGGCGGAGACAAGGAGATTGTGAACGCGATATAGAAACCGCCTTTAAACACTTAAAAGTGGGTATAACCGTCCGCGGTGAGCACGTCTATCCGAAGCTCGTCGCAAAAGAGAAAAAAGACTTGTACACCCGATATGTGTACCGTGTTCCACTGGGATTGACTAAAAAGACGCTTGAACCAGTTAAGGAAGTGCTGGAAGCAACGCTCGACCGATATGTGGAAGTGACGTTCAAAAAGTGGCTGTACATTGACGTGTTTCACCGTGAGATTCCGGAAAAAGTGCTGTATAAAGATGTGCCGGATCAAAAAGGCTGGGTGATCCCGTTAGGCTTGAATGAAAAAGGTTGGCACTTCCATGACTTCGATAGGACTCCACACTGCACGATAGCGGGAACAACGAGGTTTGGCAAGACAGTTATGCTAAAAAACATCATGACGTATCTCATTGAACATCATCCTGACGACGTTGAGTTTGTCGTGCTCGACATGAAAGGTGGGCTAGAGTTCGGAAGATATAAAAATCTGAAGCAGGTCGTAGACGTCGCTAGCAACCCCGTAGAGGCGTTTCAATCGCTAGGTAAGGTAAAAGTATTCACGGAGCAACAAGAAGCCTTATTCAAGCAAAATGGATGGTCTAACGTGGTGAATACACCAATTCAGAAACGTCTGTTTGTCATCGTAGATGAAGGGGCGCAACTCGCGCCCGACCGTTTCATGACGAAGGAGCAGAAGGATATGCTTGCAGCGTGCCAGCACATTCTTGGAGAGATTGCGAGAATCGGCGGCGCGCTGGGCATCCGTCTCATCTTTTGCACGCAGTATCCAACCAGCGACACACTTCCACGACAAGTGAAGCAGAACGCAGACTTGAAAATCACATTCCGCCTGCCGACTGGCTATGCCTCGCAAGTGGCTATCGACGACTATGGAGCCGAGGAATTACCGTCCGACATAAAAGGGCGGGCGATCGTCAAGACGCACGAGAAAATGATCGTGCAGACGCCCCTTATTGACGATGACGAGATGATGAAACGATTGGAGGTGCACCGCGTTGAGAAGCGAAACGAGGCTCACCGAACGGCAGATGAGGATTTTATATGCTTTGAGTAGCCTGCAAGCCCTCTCTCGTTCACAAATACAGCACATGTTTGATCTAGGAAGCAAACGCAACGCCAACCGTATTTTGAGTGGCATTCGTGAATACACGAATACAAAACGCATCGGTGAAGATGTTTACTACTTGAACAAAAAGGGGGCGGAAATGGTAGGTGGAGAGGCGACGATTCGCCGGAACAGCCCGCTGGAACACATCGTTATGCGGAATGACATCTACATCTTTTATCACTATCCAGCAGACTGGAAAGCGGAACCGCGCACAAGATGGCGGGAGAGCGGAAAAGATTATAGCATTGTGTCTGATGCGCGGTTCACCTATCACGATCAGATGTATTTTCTTGAGGTGGATATTACACAAAAGATGTTGGAGAACAAACGCAAAATCGAGCGCTATGCTTATCTATTCCGATTTATCCAACGTCAGCAGCTAGGGGAACCCGTCTTGCTGTTCTATACCGTATCAGCCGTAAAGAAGCGACAAATTGAAGCGATCGCCAAAGAGTACGGCGTGCCTTGCGAATGTCTATTGAAAGTGTGAGGAGGGATCGTGATGGGAAATATTTTGGTGAAACTGCTTTTGCTGCAAGCAACCGTCGCAGATCACCGACTGCAATACGCGGCGATGGAGACGAGTGACGAACGGGAACAAGCATTTGTTAGCGGTGTGCTGGCAGCGTGTGAATTCTTTGAGGACGCGCTTGAGGAGATGTGGGAAGAAAAGAAGGCGGAGTGA